AGCGCAGAGATGAAAAGGGACATCTTATTAAAGATGAGAACGGAAGTATTCTTTGGGACAATTGTGAGTTTGACATAAAGAATAAAACTTACGAGCAGTTACCTGATGAATTAAAAAAGAAATTTGATGATTATCAGATCAGAATTGTTATTCATCAGAACTGTAATATGATGGAAATCAGTAAGTTAGTAAGAAGATATAACAGAAATAAGAGTATGGGTTCAAACCAGAAAGCTCTTACATGGATTCCTACATATGCAAGAAAAATTAAAAACATTGCAAACAATGAATTTTATAAAAATTGTGTTACATATTCAAGTGCAAAGAGGAAGAATGGAACTTACGAGCAGACAGTTGCTAATTCTGTAATGACTGTATTCCATATGGATGATTGGAAAAAGAATCCAAAAGATAGGAATGAGTTTATTGAAGATAGTTCTTCTGATGAAGAATTTAACACAATTAATACATACGGAAATCGAATTGCAAAGGTTTGTGGAGAGAAATTCCAAAACTTGTTTGTATTCAAAGATATCCCAGTTTGGTTTGCTGTGTTCCATAGATTCACTAAGTTGGGATTAGAAGATAGCAAATTTGCCGAGTTTTTAGATGAGTTGGTAAATAACTTACATAACAAAGTGGTTGATGGATGGAGCTATGATATGCTCGATAAAGAACCTGGTACATCTGACAAAAAATTGATACAAAACAAGATAAATACATATATTTTACTTATGTTGGAAATGTTTGACCTTAAAAACCCAATAAAATCAAGGGTTTTAGAGAGCAAAAATTCAAATGAATCAACACTCTCATTTGTACAGGAAAACGCAAATCCAGAAGCGACAGATGAGGACATTGATACTTACTCTGACCTTGTTGATTATTGCTTTGACCACAATGGAATTGAAGTCAATGCTCCAATATATCAGCAATGCCAAACAGCTCTAATCGCATTAATGGCATATGCTTGTGAGAATGAAAATGAGGATAAATTTGAGGAATGGGTTAATAAATACAAAAATCAAAAAAAGTTTAGTCCATCGCAGAAAGTAAATTATGACTTCATGAAGAGAAGTTTTGATAAGATGGCAAAAGCATAAATACATAAAGGAGAACAAAATAAAACATGAAACTAACAAGTATTATAATTCCAGATTACCTTGCAGAATCTGTACCAAATGAGGCGAAGATGAATAGAGCAAAAAGATATTTTATAGAGCATGGGGAGCTGGACAAGCCAATTATCATCAACCATGACAAAGAGCTGGTAGATGGATACATAAGATATCTGGTGCTTAAAGAGTTTGATGTGGAAGATGTCAAACAATATAGATATGAATATGAAAGAGAAAATAAAGTAGTTACATACATATATGGAAAACACCCGAATCAGCAGAGTAATAAAGAGTACGTTTGGAGAGTGCCGACTTCTGAAAAATGGAGAATGTTTGTAGAGAATATATCTGTAGGAGATATAATCATGTGCTACACAAAATTGGGTGTTAAGCCGGTAATTATATCAAGGATTATAAGATCCGACTTCAGACCAATGGATATTCCAGAGAATATGAAGATTAAAAGAATTGCTAAAAATCAGAGAGGAGCAAAGTATGGAAAAAATATGTAGTAGTTGCAGATATGCTTACAAAGATTCCGAGCAACCTTGTGCAATTTGCAGTAGTAATTACACTAACAAATGGGAACGTGCTACAGATGAGCAGATTATGCTTATAAAAAGTGGTATTTTCAATTTTAGAAACAGACTTGAAAAGAGATTGCTTGACACATTGACGAAGTATAATGATTTCTTAAGCGTTAAGAAATTGATTACTGATATACAGAGTGAAATGTTAAAGGAGCTAGGCGATGGGACTGATTGACGCTGATAAGTTGATTGAAAAAAATTACGAGATTTCAAAGAGTGGTAAAATGACGAATACTGGATATGAAATATTGTATAATACATTTTTCCAAAACGGAAACATGAACCATTTGGAAGAATGTAATAGTGTAAATTATCATGCAATAACGCATGAAGACACAGAAATACTTGGTGCATTTTGTGATGTAACAGGTTTTCATGGCAATGATTTACAGAAATTGTTAATACTTGGATATATGAGTTGGCAAAGGGAGAATAAATACATATGAAAGATAAGTTGTTCATTATAGGAATGTTTATAGTAATTGCGATACTCGCTATATTAGTAAACATTGGGATATTTAGCATGGTTGTGAATGCTGATATACCTGATTGGTTAAAATATTTGTTGTTGAGGTAATAATATGTTTGATAAAAGGAATAAAGAGCAATCTCTGTTAGAAGAACTAAGAGAAACTTGTGTACAAATAAATAGTCTAAAAACTGAAATTAATAGAATAGAAAAATTACCAAATATTCCTATTTCTTGGAGAGTGAATTTTAATTATCTACCAAATAATCAAGAAGAGTTGGCAAATACACTGATAAAAATTTTTAATGGTCAAGCAAATATTAAAGATTTACAAAAGATTTGTCGTCATGAAAAAGAATATATAAGAAATTTAGCAGAAAGTATGATGGCAGCTTGTGATGTAATTAATAACTATGATTCCTTAATAAACAAATTAAATAAAATGGAAAGAGAAAAAAGAAAATTAGAAGAGAAATTAGGAATATCAACATTAATATAAGGAGGATTAAAAATGCCAGAGAGTGATTTAAAAATTATTAAAAACTGCTCAGATGATGAGAAGAGAGAGCATTTACATGCTATGAGTAAAGAGAGACTTGTAGAGATGATAATTAGATTAACAAGGAAGTAAGGTGAACTATGTCAGTTAAATTTGCAAAAGATCTTATATAAGCGAGGAAAATAAATGGAAGTATCAGAAAAATTTGAAAATATTATTTGCCCCATATGTAATGGTAATGGGAAAATACAATGTTCAAAAAGATTAAATTGTTACGAAGATCAATTTTGGGAAGAAAAGTGTAATTATTGTAATGGAAAAAGAATAGTGAAACGAAGAACATTAGTAGAAGACTTGGAAGTAGATGCTTTAAAAATAGACACAAGCAAACATATTTGTTAGATTGTGTGGTAGAAAATGGAAACAAAAATTAAAGAAGCAATAGAGCTTTTAAAAGATAATGGATATTACATAACAAAAATTCCAGAAAAATTATGTAATGTGTCAGAAGAGTGTTCTGAAACTGGACATGGTGACTGTATGGAGTGCAGTTGTTTTGTATGTTTGATAGGAAACGATTATTAAGAAAGTTCGATTTCTTTGGAAAAATGAAAGGAGAAGATTATGAGTCAGTGGACACATGTAGCAGCAGTTTTTAGATTAGATAGTTTTGGAGAGATTTCAGATGAAGATATTTATAAAGTCTTCGGTAAAGAAGTAACTTGGAATGATTTATACGACTATGACGAATCAGATAATACAAAGACATTGCCTATGGGTAGCGAAGGAACACTAGAAATGAGTATTTGGCATAATTCAGATAAAGGTTGTATGGCATCCACAACAGTATCAATCTTTGGAGATTTAAGAGATTATGGTGGAAGCGATATAGATAAGCTAAAAGAGTGGTTTAATGATTGTTGTGGACAATTTATGGTTAGACAGGCAGTAATGCATGTGATTGACGAATATGCCGATGAACCATTAGTTGTACAGTATGTTGAATAGAAAGAAAACTTCGTTTCATTGTAAAAAATTTCTGAGCGATTCAGCTCAATAAAATTCCCAAATTAAAAAGAGAATATAGATATGTAACCAATTAACATTCATATATAAAAATTATAGAAAAGGAGAGTAAAACAGATGAATGGATTGAGTAGTAAAGAGGTTCTCAAAAGTAGAGAGCTTCATGGAAGTAATAAGCTTCCTGAACCAAAGTTGGACAAGTGGTATGACTTCGCAAAGGAGGCATTAAGTGAGAAAATCACAATGATTCTTATTGCAATTGCAGTATTGCAGTTGTTCCTTGGAGTCATGGGAGTAATGGATTTATCAGATCCAATTATGATTCTTGTTGTATTAGCAATTGTAACATGTATTGCTGTTAAGACTGGACTTGGTGTTCAAAAATCAGCAGCAGAGTTGAGAGCCAAAACATCAGTCAGGTATTGTGACGTAATTCGTGATGGCAAAGTTCAAACAATTAACAAGGATGAATTGGTAGTTGGTGATCTCGTTTGTGTAGGAATGGGACAAGAGATTTTTGCAGATGGATATCTTATTGAAGGTAAGATTTCTGTAAACAATGCAGCTATTAATGGAGAAACAAAAGAGTGCAAGAAAACACCGATTGAAGGATATGTTCATAAGAAAACTACTTCAACAGATGCTTATACGAATCAGAATTGCTTATTTGCTGGTACAACAGTAATGTCAGGCGAAGGAAAAATGATTGTTACTGATGTAGGTGTGAATACAGTAAATGGTGATACACTTGTTAAAATGCAAACACTCGAAGCACCAAAGACAGCACTTGATATTGCACTTGATAATCTGAGTGACTTCATTTCTAAGTGGGGAACAATCGCAGCCGTTATTACATTTGCGGTGCTTACAATTTCAGGAATTGTACAGGTTGGATTTGGAGAATATTTTAGTGGTGGCGTTCTGAATATTATTCAGAAAATCGCACAGAACTTCTCAGTAGCATTAACAATTATTGTAGCTGCTGTTCCCGAAGGATTGCCTCTTATTGTAAAACTTGTAACAAAACAGAATGTAAAGACAATGGAGAAATTCAATATTCTTGCTAAGAATCCTGGTAAAATTCCAGAGTTAGCATATGTTGATATTATCTGTACTGATAAGACAGGTACTCTTACGACAGGTGTTATGACTCCAAAGAAGATTATTGATGGTTTTGGCAATGATGTAAATAAGGATTCAGTTCTCTGGAATAATATCGAGACAAACATTTCTTTAAATAATAGTGCAACATTTGATTCAGAAAACAATATTACAGGTGGTAATTCAATTGATAGAGCAGTTCTTAGCCTTGTAAATCCTGAAACATATGTTGACATTCAGAAAAAATATCCAGTTAAGTTGAAGCAGGTATTTAATAGTAGTAATAAGTATTCAGCTTTTACGACAAAGGATGGAATTACATATTATAAGGGCGCACCTGAGAAACTGATTGAGCATTGCACAAAAGCAATGGACTCAAGTGGTGAAATTATAGAGAATAACGACAATGAAACATTAAGTAATGCAATTACAGCAATGACAAGTAATGCAATGAGATGCATTGCAGTTACAATGGCAGATGGTGATTTAGTAGAGAATGAAATACCAAATGACATGACATTCCTTGGAATTATTGGTGTTGTAGATCCTGTAAGAGATGAAGTACCGAGTGCAGTAAAAACAGCACATAAGGCTGGTATCCAAGTTATTGAAATTACAGGCGATTGTATTGAGACAGCAGTTGCAGTTGCTACAGAGTGTGGAATTTACAAAGATGGAGATTTAGCACTTACAAATGATGAATTTGAAGCAATGTCAGATGATGAAGTAAAGAGTATAGTTCCTCGATTGAGAGTTATTTCAAGATGCTCACCAAACACAAAACTCAGACTTGTCACATTAGCACAAGAGATTGGAAAGTCAGTTGCAATGACAGGTGATGGTGTAAATGATAGTCCTGCTTTAAAGAGAGCTGATGTTGGTTTTGGTATGCAAGGTGGATCAGATGTTGCAAAAGAAGCTTCAGACATTATATTGACAGATGATAATTTTGCAAGCGTAGTAAAGGCAGTAGAACTTGGAAGAACATTTATGCACAATATTATGATGTTCCTTGAATTCCAGTTACCTATCAATATTTCACTTCTGATTCTCAGTGTTATCTATCCAATGATTGCAACAGGTGCATTACTCGCTTCAGTTCAGATTCTGATTGTAAATATCATTATGGATTCCCTTAATTCACTATCATTCGGTGGCGAACCACCAAAAGATGAATACATGACAGAGAAACCTATTAAAAAAGGTTCTGGCTTATTCATCAGAGGAGCAAAGAAACGTATTGCAATAAGTACAGTAGCATTTATTGCACTCTATGGAATTATTACATTTAGCCCAATTGCTAATATGTTTGCGACTGAGACAGAAGCTATAACAGCGAGATTCGCATTATTATGCTTCATGGCGGTATTTAATGGATTTAACATTCGTACAGAGCATATTAATTTATTCAATGGTATTGGAAAGAACAAGTTATTTTCAGCCATTGCAATCGGAATTTTTGTAATGACGTTTGCTCTTTGCAACTTTGCAGAAAATCTTATTAAGGTCACAGCTTTAGATTTCAAACATTGGGTAGTAGTTGTAATTCTAGCCTTTATGGTTATTCCAATTGATCTTATTAGAAAGATTATTGAGAAGAAAAGAGAGAATAAATAATTGAGGAGATGAGAATATGATAAGGAGAGATAAAAGTTATAAAACAGTAGAGATTATTACTCTTATATGTTTTTCAATTAGTGTTGTTGTAGCATGTATTACACGCTTTATTCCATTTATTTTTCTAACGTTACTCACATTCCCAATTTCTTTTAAATTATTAAAAGGGAAGGTTGACAGCCTTCCCAAGAATAAGGAGGAAAAACAGTATGTCAATTAGTTTAGTTAAAGGTCAGAAGATTGACCTTACAAAAGGCAATGCAGGTTTAAACAAAGTCGTATTTGGTCTTGGATGGGATACAAATAGATACGATGGTAATGCAGATTTTGATTTGGATGTATCAGCATTTTTTACTGATGATTCAGGAAAAGTAACAGGCGAACAGGATTTTGTATTTTATGGTCAGCCACAGCATCCAAGTGGAGCATTGATTTATTCTGGCGATAATAGAACAGGTGTAGGTGATGGCGATGACGAGACAATGATTGTTGAGTTAAATAAGATTCCATCTAATATTACAAAGATTAGCTTTTCAGCGACAATTTATGATGCAGAAAATCGTTTACAGAATTTCGGAATGGTTGATAATTCGTACATTAGGGCATACAACGCTGATACAAATGAGGAACTTTTCAAATATGAACTTAATGAGGATTTCTCATTAGAGACAGGTGTTATTGCAGGTGAGTTGTATCGTAAGAACGGTGAATGGAAGTTTAATGCAGTTGGTTCAGGTTACAATGGTGGTTTAGCTGCTATTGGTAGAAATTTTGGTCTTGATTTATAAAATGGAAGGAGAATATATATGTCAGTAAATTTAGTAAAAGGACAGAAAATTAATTTATCTAAAGAAGTAGCAGGTGGTCTTACAAAGATTATGGTAGGACTTGGGTGGGACGCTGTTAAGAAAGGATTTTTTAGTTCTAAGCCAAACATTGATTGCGATGCTTCAGCAATTATTTTAGGAAAAGATGATAAGTATCGTACATGTGTTTATTATGGTGACAGATCAGCAGAAGACAGATGTGTGTATCATCATGGCGACAACCTCACAGGAGATGGAGACGGTGATGATGAGCAGATTACAGTTGACCTTGCGAATATTACAAATAAGGTTGAGAAGATTGTATTTGTAGTAAATATCTATGATTGTATTTCAAGAAAGCAGGATTTTGGACTTATCAAGAATGCGTACATTAGACTTGTTGATGAGTCAACTGGTAAGGAAATTTGTAAATATAATCTTTCAGATGATTATGCTGGCAAGACAGCAATGGTATTTGCAGAGGTTTATAAGAAAGACGGAGAGTGGAAATTTAACGCTATCGGTCAGGGAACAAATGATTCAAGTGTTAGCGAATTAACAAGAAGATACAAGTAGGAGGATTTAATTATGTCAGTTTCATTAAGTAAAGGACAGAGAGTAGATTTAACAAAGGGTAGACCATCATTAAAAAACATTCTTGTTGGACTTGGATGGGATATTAATCATTATGATGGAGAAGCAGATTTTGATCTCGATGCCTCTGTGTTTATGACAAAAGAGAATGGCAAGGTTGGCAAGGATGAGGATTTCATTTTCTATGGTAATCTTGAACATAGTTCAAAGAGTGTAAGGCATATGGGAGACAACCGCACAGGTGAGGGAGATGGAGATGATGAGGTTATTAAACTTGATAAAATCCCATCAGACTATGAGACTCTTGCTGTGACGGTCACAATTTATGATGCTGAGAGTAGACTTCAGAACTTCGGTATGGTTGGAAATGCATATGTGCGTGTAGTAGACGAAGAGACAGGCGAGGAACTTATTCGTTTTGATTTAAGTGAAGACTTCTCTACCGAGACTGCGTTAGTCGTAGCCGAAATATATAAACATAATGGTGAATGGAAGTTTAAGGCTGTAGGAAGTGGCTATAACGGTGGATTAAAGGCATTATGTAATCAGTATGGAATTGATGCAGAGTAGGAGGATTGTATGACAAATTTTATGTTTATTATAATTGTGGCGATTGTATTAATTGCATTGATTCTTTTCTTTACTCCTTTTGGTAAACAGCTTCGAGTAAAGTTTAAAGGAAGAACGGATGAAGTAATGCGCCAGGATGCACAGACACCAGAAGGTGCTAGAGATTATTATAATGCAGCCATTAGAGAAAAGGAAGATTTTTATAACAAAGCATCTGCTACATATGCTGAAATTTCAGGAAAGCGTGATACAGCAGAAAAGGACTTATATCAGGCGAATAAAGATATTATGCGTGTTACACAGCAGATTAATGCTTGTCTTGATGAAAATAAAGAAAATGAAGCAATGCAGTATGCAATGAAGAAGTCTACTTTGGAGAATAAGATTAATGTACTAAAAGATACAATCGAAGAGATGAAAGAAGCACAGGCTCACCAGAAAGACATTCGTGATCAGGCAGCCGAAGAATTGCAGAAACTTAAAGAGGAAAAGGAACAGGTTCTTTTTCAGATGGAAGCCGATAGTCAGATTATCGAACTTCATCAGAGTATGGATAGTCTTAATACGAATAATGAGAGCGATAGAATGCTTGAAAGAGTTCGTGAAGGAGCAAGAAAGACAAGAGAACGTGCAGAAGGAAGTAGAATTGCATATGATTCTAGCGCACAGGCTAATGAGAGAAGACTTGCTAATTCTGAAAGAGAGCGTAATGCTCGTCAGATCCTTGATGATATGAAGAGACAGAGAGGTAATAAGTAATGATTGTATTAAACATTGGAGTTTTCGTAATCTGTCTTGGAGTATGCTTTGGAGCAGGTTTTATTGTAGGAAAACGTAAGAAGAATAAATAATTCAAGAGTTGGTAGGTGTCATAGCCTACTAACTCTATCAAAGGGCAATAAAATAAACCTTTCAATTTATAAAACGGAGAATATAAGAGTAGAAACAATTAACAAAAAATAAATATAAGAAAGAAGAGGTACAAAATATGGATGGATTTATGATGTTTAAAAAGGCTTTACAGAAGCACTTCGATGAAATGCAGAAAGAGGCAACACATTTATTTGAAGTAAATGTGGACAAAGATGAATTATGGAATACATATCTTGATAGCTTCCCTGCTGGTACAAATGAGATTTTCAGAGAGCGTAGAGAACATGATTGTAGTTGTTGTAGACAGTTTATTAAGAATATTGGTTCTGCTGTCACTATCAAGGATAACCAGATTCATACGATTTGGGAACTGAATCTTGGTGATACAACATATCAGCCAGTATGTGATGCACTTGATGCTTTTGTAAAAGCTCATACAGTCACAGATATTTACACAACTAAGTTCCCTAAGATTGGTACAGATTTTAACTTTGAGGAAATCAATGGAAAGTCTCATCAGTGGGATCATTTCTTCTTAGAGCTTCCAAGTAAATTTGTAAATAGAAGTAGTCGTTCTAATGAGGAAGTTAAAGGACAGTTCAGAGATACAAGAAACGTATTTAAGCGTTCTCTCGATGAGATTACTATGGATGCACTTGACACAATTCTTGAACTTATCAATTCAAATACACTTTACAAGGGTGAAGAGTGGAAAGGTGTACTCACAGAGTTTAAGAAGTATAAGAAGGAATATGATAAGCTAACTTCTGATACTGAAAAGGATTTATATGCTTGGGAGAAGTCGGTAACAGCAGGTATGGCTATCGGTAGAATTAGAAATCATTCTATTGGAACACTTCTTATTAATGTAAGTGAGGATATGGATCTTGATACAGCAGTTAAGAAGTATGAGCAGATTGTCGCTCCAAGCAATTATAAGCGTCCAAAGGCTATTTTTACAAAGAAGATGCTTGAGGATGCAAAGAAAACCATCACAGAGCTTGGATACATGGATTCATTACAGAGAAGATTTGCTAATCTAAATGATATTACTGTAAATAATGTACTGTTCTCAAATAAGAGTGCTGCAAGAAGAATGGTTGGTGCAGATGATATTTTTGGTCAGATGGAAAAAGATGTTGCTGTAAGTCCTAAGAAGTTTTCTAAGGTTGAAGAGATTTCAGCACAGGATTTCATTGATAAGGTACTTCCAACTGCAAAGGAGATTGAAGCTTTTGTAGAGAATAAACATGAGAAGAACTTTGTTTCTATGATTGCACCTGTTAATCCAGACGCTAAGACAATGTTCAAATGGAATAATGGATTATCTTGGGCTTATTCAGGCAACATTACTGACTCTGATATGAAGCAGAATGTAAAAGCTGCTGGCGGTAATGTTGACGGTGTACTCAGATTTTCAATCATGTGGAATGAGGGACAAAATGACAACAGTGATCTTGATGCACATTGCAAAGAACCTGATGGAAACGAGATCTATTTTGGCAATTGTAGAAAACCTAGTATGTCAAGATGTGGCGGTCAGTTAGATATTGATATTACACATCCTATGCAGCAGATGGTGGGAAAGCCTTCTGTGGAAAATATTACATGGGCAGATATGTCACATATGAAACCAGGTGTTTATAAGTTCTTTGTAAATCAGTATGCAGCAAGAGGAAGTAAAGGATTTAAGGCAGAAATTGAATTTAATGGTGAGATTTTTGCGTTTGAATACAATAGTCCTGTTTCTGGTAATGTTCAGGTGGCAGAAGTTACGCTTGATGAGAATGGCAACTTCTCAATTAAGGAAAAGCTATCTGGAAGTTCATCTATTTCAAGTCGTGAGATTTGGGGTGTAAGCACTAATCAGTTTGTTCCTGTATCAGTAATTAGTTATAGTCCAAATTATTTTGATGAGCAGGATGGAATTGGTCATAGACATTTATTCTTCTTCCTGAAGGATTGTGTGAACAACGAAGAGCCTAATGGATTCTATCTTGAGTTCCTTGACAATGATTTAATGAAGCACAAGAGAGTATTTGAGGCATTAGGGGCTAAATGCCATGTAGAAGATACTGATGATCAGCTTTCAGGAATCGGATTCTCTATGACAAAGAGAGCAGATTTAGTTGTTAAGGTTAAGGGCGCAACAGAGCGTGTAATGAAGATTAAGTTTTAATTAGAAAAGGAGATTATTAAATGACAAACAACGAATTATTTATTAATGCAACAAGAGCAAACTATCAGTTCCCATTCAGAGGGATGATTAATGTAATTGATTTGTGGGATTTATCTCTCACAAATCTGGACTCAGTGTTTAAGACACTCAATGCGGAAGTAAAGAAGTCTGAGGAAGAGAGTCTTCTGAATACTAAGTCAAAGGAAGACGAGGAGATCTCTAACAAGATTGAAATTGTTAAGTATATTGTTGGCGTGAAGCTGGATGAGAAAAAGAAGAGAGAAGATGCTAAGAAAAATGCTGAGATGAGACAGAGATTGCTTGAAATCAAAGCTAAGAGACAGGATGCGGCACTTGAAAATATGTCTGATGAGGATCTGGATAAGGCACTTGCAGAATTAAGTGATTAATTGTTACAAATATACCATATATAGCATTAAAAATAAGCGATATATACTATATATGGTATATATTTTACATTAGAAAGAAAACGCACTTTCGTTTGGAATTTTGGAGGTGAAATATGAATATTTTAAACATTATTTTATTGATTATGGGAATTTTTAACCTTATTGTTGGGATAACATGGACGAAAAAGAATGTTATCAACTTTGTATTCAAGTTATTATTCTTGGCAGGTGGTGGACATGTATTATCCAAACAATATGAAAAAAGAGGAATTTGATAAATTCCTTGAAGAGACTGGATATGATGAGAAATCTGAATAAATCAGAGAATAATATAAATATAGGTGATCACTTATTATATAAAAACAATATAAACATGCTAATTAAAGAAAGGAATTAAAAACTATGAAAAAATTATTAAGTGCTTTAATTGTAACCATGATGATTGTAGGTTCTGCTGTACCAGCATATGCCTGTACACCACCGTTAAATCCGCCATCTGTTAAAATCCCAGATATCAACTTTCAGCCTGATGGTGCTTTAGAAGATGCTATTAACAATGCTGTAAAAAACTGGCTTGAGAAATGCATCCTCGGTACTCCGACAGTAAAATATGCATCTTACTACAAGAGTGCATCAAGGTATTTTCATTACAGTCACGTAGCAGTCAAGTGGTCAGAGGTCGAAAACGCAACAACCTATAAGGTGCGTATCACAAAAGCCGATGGAACTTACAAAGAATTTGATACAACACATACATCATTTTACTCTACCAATTACAATGATGATTTTATCGCAGATGGTATGGACGGAGCTACAGTAAGCGTCAAAGCTTACGGTGATAATAGTACATTTGGCTGTTGGTCAGATGATACTAATATTACGAGGTTTAGATATTAGGAAATTAAGTGAGTAATTGTTACGATATACCATATATAGTATTAAAAATAAGGAATATATACTATATATGGTATATGTTTTATATTCACAGTAAATGCACATTTCTTCGGAATTTTTGGAGGTGAAATTATGTTCGTTTATGGAAGATTAAAAACTATATTTATGAAACCATCGGAGATACCTAAAGAAAAAGAAAAGGAATATTTTTGTGTAGGCGATGTGCCGGAAGGTGGTATAGCAACTTATAATCAAGGATATTTTATTCCTCACAAGACATTCAGTGAAATAGTAAGTAAATATAATTCAGAAATAGAAGAATTAAAAAATACATTGGAGAACAAAGAGATCGAATATGACAAATTGAAAAGAAAATACGATAAATTATTGGATAGGGTGAGTTAATGTCAAATTTATATGTATATCTAATTCGTTCTCAAAACAAGGATAATAAGGATATTCCAAATTTCAAGGAACGAGTAAAAACAGATATATAAAATTTAGGAGATTAAGACAATGACAATTGAACAGATTAAGGACGAATTAAAATCAAAAGAGTATGACTTCCTGAGAACAGATAAGAATTTGGGTAACAATATCATTATTTTAACTCTTGGTGGAAGTCATGCATATGGAACAAATAATGAGGGTAGTGATTTAGATATTCGTGGTTGTGCATTGAATAGCAAAATGCAGATTCTCACTAATGAGAATTTTGAGCAATTTGTAAACAATGAAACAGATACCACGATTTATGCATTTAATAAGTTGGTCGCATTATTGAGTAACACCAATCCTAATACAATAGAAATGCTTGGAAATAAGCCTGAACATTACTTTTATGTATCATCTATTGGTCAGGAACTAATTGATAATGCACATTTATTTTTATCAAAGAGAGCTTGTTATTCGTTTGGCGGTTATGCTAATCAGCAGTTATACAGATTAAATTAGAAAGCTGCACATCAGATGTCGCAGTCTGAATTAGAGAAACATATTCTAAAGACTCTTGAATTTATGCAGACTGACTTCACAAAGAAATATACACCATATGAAGATGATTCTATGAGATTATATATTGATAAAGCTGTGCAGGAAGGTTATGACACAGAGATATTTATGGATGTAAAATTACATCATTACCCATTAAGAGATTATTGTTCTATGTGGAATGAGCTTCAGAATACAGTTCGTCAGTATGGAAAAATTGGCAAGAGAAATGAAAAAGCAATTGAACATGGTAAAATCGCTAAACATTCAATGCATTTGATTCGTCTGTACATGATGTGTTTGGATATTCTTGAAAAAGAGAGAATAATCACATATAGAGAAGACGAACATGATTTACTTATGGATATTCGTAATGGTAAGTATTTGGATAGCAACGATCAGCCAATCCCAGAATTTTTTGAAATGGTAAATGATTATGAAAAGAGATTGGATTATGCGAAGAAGAACACAAGTCTTCCTGATAATCCTAATTATAAGGCTATTAATGAATTTGTTGCTAGTGTAAATGAAAGGGTGGTAAAAGGTGAAATCTAATCTAAAAATTGAAATTCCGTCTGGTGCAAATGAAATTATCCATAGTTTACAAAATAATGGATATGAAGCTTTTTTAGTCGGAGGATGTGTGAGAGATAGCATTCTTGGCAGACCAATTCACGATTATGACATTACAACTTCTGCCACACCAGATGAAATGATGGAAGTATTCAAGGACAAGAGAATTATTGAAACTGGTTTGCAACATGGAACTATTACCATTGTAATTGACGGTGATGGATATGAATGTACCACTTACAGAATTGATGGTAATTACTCAGATAGTCGTAGACCTGATAGCGTAACATTTACACGAAGTCTTAAAGAAGATTTAAAGCGTAGAGATTTTACAATCAATGCGATGGCATACAATGATGAAGTTGGTCTTGTAGATCCGTTTAATGGTATGGAAGATATTAAATACCACAAGATTAGATGTGTTGGCAGAGCAGAAGACAGATTTTCAGAAGATGCATTAAGAATTTTACGTGCTATTCGATTTGCCTCACAGTTGGGATTTGTCCTTGAACCTGATACAGATTGGAATATCTCTAAAATGTATAAGAATTTGGAGAATATATCTATTGAAAGGATTAATAGTGAGTTCTGTAAAATTGCTGCATCGAGTGATTTCTGTGTACAAATGGTCTTATATCACGAAGTATTCTCGTTGTTCATTCCTGAAATTAAAGATATGCTTGGTTTTCAACAGAATAATCCATATCACATGTATGATGTATGGAATCATACCGTACATGCAATAGAATATTGTGAATCCGATGATTTAGTAACAAGATTGGCTGTATTTTTTCATGATATTGGAAAGCCACATTGTTATCAAGATGGCGAGGATGGCATTAGACATTTCAAAGGTCACGGAAGAGTAAGTGCTGATATGACCAATGAAATAATGAAGCGATTAAGATTTGACAATGATACAAGAGAAAAGGTCGTTGAATTAGTCTATTATCATGATGCTACTTTTGAGGTGGGAAAGAAATATATCAAGAGATGGCTTAATAAAATCGGAGAAGAACAGTTCAGAAGATTACTGAATGTTCGTAGGGCAGATATTAAAGCACAAGCAGACATTAATCAGGAAACAAGATTGCAAAAGATTGATAACATTGAATATATTTTAGAAGAAGTCTTACAAGATGATGAATGTTTTTCTCTAAAGGATTTAGCAGTTAATGGGAAAGATGTAATGGATACAATGCTTATTAAAAGTGGAAAAGAAGTTGGCTACTGGCTCAATGAAATCTTAACTCGTGTAATAGATGGAAGATTAAAAAATGATAGAGAAGATCTTATTTATTGGATGACTGGTATTACAGATGGTTGGATAGAGTATTAACAATAAAATATAGCAGATATATTGATACGATTCAATATATTCAAGTGAAGGGAGATATGTAAGGTATGATAAAATTATTTACTCATACCGATCTTTGATGGAATCGGTTGTGGTATTTTGGCAAAACTTGCATTTGGAGATGATGTAGATATTTCATATTGTGATTATGATAACATTGATTTAAGTGTCAAGGAATTTATTGATAGTGAAACAAAATTTGATATGTGTATTATTACAGATATTAGAGTGAATGAAGATATAGCGAAAATTATTGATGACAGATTTGATAATTTCTATTTATTAGATCACCATCCAACAGCTCTAGGACTTAATAAGTATCTTTGGTGTTCTGTGACTATCGAGTATGAAGATATGAAACTTGGAACTATTAAAACCAGTGGAACAGAGATGTTTTATTATTGGTTAATCGAGAATGGATATTTAAAAGATTCAGAGACATTAAGAAGATTTACTGAATTAGTGAGAGATTACGACACTTGGAGATGGTCAGAACTTGGTGAAGATGGTGTTATTTGTAAGCAGGTGAATGACTTACTTGATCTGTATGGTCGAGATGACTTTATTCATTGGTGTATTTCGGAGATACGTGGTGAAATATTCCCATTATTATCTACCAAAGATGAGGTTGTTCTAAAGATTAAGCAGGATGAAATTGATAGATATATCGAAGAGAAGAACGAAACTATGTTTACCAGTCCTATGTGTGGTAAGGTTTGTGGTTTTGTATTTGCAGATAGGTTTGTTAGTGAATTAGGTAATAGACTTTGTAAAATGCATCCTGAAATTGATTTCGTGGCAATGATTGATATTGATGGTTGTACAGTATCTTATAGAACCGTTAAAGAAGATATTGATCTTGGTAAAGATGTAGCAAGTTTATTTGGTGGCGGTGGTCATCCAAAAGCTGCTGGTTCAGAATTTAGTCAGAGTATTAAGTTGAAAGTTATTGAGGAAATCTTTGAATAGTGAGGTTAGAATATGAAAATTATTGTAGATAAAATGCCTAACGAGCCAAAAGAATGTATCTTTTCTGAATGTATAAATCAGTTGCGTGGTAATTATGCATGTAATTTATACCAAGGAAGAGGGTGTGAACCTAATAGATGTGATTTTTTAAAGCCAATTGCAGATTATCATGCGGTTGAACATATGGGTGATAACATAGCAAGAATGATGTCCATAGAGTGAGGTGAAATAAATGGCAAAATGGGGAACTAAAAATCCACCACAGAAAAAAGGAAGATATTTGGTAACAATAGAAACATCTTTTGGGAGACAGGTAAGACAAGCTGATAGATATGAATATCCAAAGGGAAATTGGATATGGAATGTTTTACCAAGTGGTAGCACCGTAGATGTGATTGCGTGGCAGAAATGTCCTGAACCATATAGAGAATAAGTGAGGTGAAATAGATGAAAAATGAATTTACATTATATGGTGTAATGGATAAATTAACAGGAAAATTAGTAAGTAATATTACAAGCCCTCGACACAAATATTGGGAAACAAGAAAAACTGCTGAGAATGCGGTTAGAAATTTTATGTCAAGACGTTATAATGCTGATAGGCAGCTAGAAGTTGTAGAAATTGAATGTAAGGTAAAAGTGGTAAACGAGGTAGAAGAATGAAGTATAGAGAAGAAAATAAAGACTTATTTACAGTACCAGAAGATTATTATTTAGCACATTGTATCAGTGCAGATTTTGGAATGGGTAAAGGAATTGTAGTTGAGTTCAATAAAAGGTTTGATATGAAGAGAAGGTTGCTGACAAAATATCCATATTATTTTGACCAGTACACTCATAAAAGAATTGGTGGTGACTGTTTATTAGAAGCTAGAGTATTAAATCTTATTACAAAAGAGAGATATTTTCACAAGCCAACAATTATCACAATGAGACTTGCACTTGAAAAGATGAAACAGATTTGTTTGGAGAATAATATTAAAAAGATTGCAATGCCTGTAATTGGTTGTGGTTTAGATAGGCTGAACTGGAATGATGTCTCAGAACAAATTAAAAATGTTTTTGCAGACACGGATGTTGAGATTTTAGTATGTAAGAGGTGAGAGAGTGAAATTAACAATTGATATTCCAAAAGGATATGAAAGAGATTTTATCGCTGATAAGTTCAAAGATTTCTTTTCAAGAGTAATTGCAGATATTAACTGTGATGGAATGTGTGGTTTTTATGAAAAGGAAATCGCAGAAATGTTTTTAGAAGCGTTTGATAAGGCTATTGTTGGTGATGTTAATTTGAATGCAAATGTCGTTCCAGTAGTAAGCATGTCTTTTAACGAAGAAGATATACAGAAGATGATTCAAGATGAATTAAAGAAATTTTAAATAGAGAATAATCTAATATAGAAAGGCGAAAATTATGGGAAAAATTATTGAAGAATATACAAGTGAATATGATGTTGGTGATGTAGTTATTTTTAAAACAGAAGATTGTTTGTTGTTGGGAATTATAGAAGGATATTATATTGATCATAGTTGTGATAACTCTTTTTGGTATGATATTAGAATTAATAAAACAAATGTTTATACATATTCCAATAAAGGAGATATTGCAGAGTGGGATATTATTGGGAAAATTGAAGGGATTCTAAAGGATAACTGCTTTAATGAAATAATCAAATTGTAATATCAAACTTTTCTATTCAAAGGCTGATCAGCCAAATTTTCCAAAAAAGTAACAAGAAATATTTTTTTCTTATGGTTTTTGCAGACGTGCAAATTCCATAAGATTTTATAACAAAATAATATTAAAACGAAAGGATTTAACAGTAAATTCTAGGATAAATGATTGCGCAATCTCTGTAGATTAAAGGATTTTGACAGAGAATAAAGAAAAAAATAATTATTGTGAGTTAAGTGTAATTGAGCTTTGTAGTGGTATTGGTGCGCAGATGAAGGGAATTGATAATACTCATCTCTTTAATGCAAATATGATTGCAACAGCAGATTTAGACAAAGAAGTAGTAGTTAGTTATGCTGCAATTCATTGTGGATTAACTAATGAAATGATTGAAAATTATGAAGATTATCCAAGTAAGGAAGAAATGGTAAAACAGCTTACAGATAAGAGACTTGGATATGATTTTAAGAAAGATATTCCGTATAATTGGGAGAAACTTTCACGAAAGAAGAACAAAACAAAAGGTATTGAGAAATATTGGTTAGCAGACCACATTTCGCATAATCTTGGTGATATGACACAAATAAAATTACTCCCATATAGTGATTTACTTACATACTCGTGTCCATGCACAGACATTTCCATTAGTGGTAAGCAGGAAGGATTAAAATGGACATGTCACGATTGTGGTTGTAAATATGATCCATCAGAATTAGATGTAGATACTCGTTATACCTGCCCTAATTGTGGCAGTCACAACATTAAATCAACTCGTTCAGGTTTATTGTATGAAGTTGAGAGACTTCTTGTAAAAGCAAAAGAGAATAACACATTGCCAAAGTATTTGCTTATGGAGAATGTAGATGCTCTTGTATCAAAGAAGTATATTGACAGTTTTAAGGATTGGCTGATTCGGCTTGATAACTTGGGATATAACTCATATTATCAGACAATCAATGCAAAGAATACAGGTATTCCACAGAATCGAAATAGAATCTTCTGTATCTCTATTCGTAAGGATATTGATACCAAGTCTTTTGAATTTCCACAGCCTTTTGATACAGGAATCAGATTAAAGGATTTATTAGAAACAGATAGCAGTGTTCTGGAGAAATATTTCTTATCTGATGAAGTACAGAAAAGACTTCAGATAACAGATCCAAAATTTGAAAAGAATGTAGTAGGAACAACAATTGGACAAAATTGTACTAGATTAGGTAACAGAGATTTAGTTTATCAGCAGGATTCAGTAATGGGTACTTTAGTGGCAACTGATTATAAACAGCCAAAACAGATTCTTGCAGATTCAAACGAACCAATACATATTGCTAATTTATGCAGCGAAAAGTTTCAGAGAGTGCATGAGCAGTCTCGCAGAGTATATAGCGAAGATGAAATTGCACCAGCTATGCATACTTGCGGTGGTGGTAATACAGAGCCAAAAGTTGAGAGAGACAATTTAAGAGTTGTGAGAAAGCTTACGCCAAAAGAGTGCCATAGGCTCATGGGATTCGATGATATTGATTATGAGAACTGTAAAGCAGTTGGAATGTCTGATACTCAGGGATATAAACAAAGCGGTAACAGTATAGTGACAACTTGCATCTCTTTGTTGATTGAGCATTTATATAAAGCTCAGTATGACAATACATATATTTGTACAGATGAGAAGATGGTAAATTTTCATCAGCCACAGGTGGATTAAGTTCTGCTTGTGGTGATAAACCACAGGATGTACAAAGAGTTGGAACTGTAAGTGAGAATAGTCTTATTGGCGGTAGAGTTATTGGGATAGAGGGCATTTGTTTCACATTAATGGCTTGTACTCATGGTTATGGTATGGGAAACATCTATGACAGTAGAAAGTTAAAATAATATATACAATATATAGTATCAAGAAATTACAACAAATACTATATATTGTATAAAAATCAAAACCGAAAGAAAGCGGAATTTCTTCTGAGTTTTCAGAGAATAAATACATATAAAAATAAAGAAAAGAGGTAACAAAATGAGAGAAACATTAATTGTTGTAGACATGCAGAATGATTTTATTGATGGAACACTTGGCACAAAGGAAGCACAGGCGATTGTATCAAATGTAGCAAAGAAAATTAAGGAGTATAAGGATGCAGGTAAGCAGGTGATTTTTACAAGAGATACGCATCCTGAAAATTATTTAGAAACATATGAAGGCAAGCATCTTCCTGTTACTCACTGTGTAAAGAATACTATTGGTTGGAAAATTTCAGATAAGCTAGATTTTGATATTGAGAACGATATTCTGATTGATAAGCCTACATTCGGTTGGTTAAACTGGAAGGATTTTAAATTTGAAAGTGTTGAGATTTGCGGATTATGTACCGACATCTGTGTGGTTTCAAATGCACTTATTATTAGAGCAAATTATCCTGAAATTGATATTACAGTCGATGCAAGTTGCTGTGCAGGTGTTACTCCTGAAACTCATAAAGCTGCATTAGAAACAATGAAGATGTGTCAGATTGAAGTGATTGGGGAGAATAATGAATTATAAGAATTATATCATTAATACTTTCAGACATTTTAAGAAAGTCTGTACTCATAAACGTTGGGTGTTCTACTATTGCTGTAAAGTGGGAATTCCATTTCAAGGGTTAGTACATGATTTATCTAAATTTTCTCCAACGGAATTTTGGGAGAGTGTTAAGTATTATCAAGGTACTTCAAGTCCAATAGACGCTTGTAAGAAAGAGAATGGTTGGTCGGCTGCTTGGATGCACCATAAGGGAAGAAACAAGCACCACTACGAGTATTGGGAAGACAATTTTGATAATGGTGGAAATCCTATTGAAATGCCAATGAAGTATAAAAAAGAAATGCTTTGTGATTATCTTGGAGCAGGTAGAGCATATCATGGTAAATCATTTAATTTTGAGAAGGAATTAAAATGGTGGAAATCTAAGAAAAGTAAACCAATTGCAATGCATCCAAATGATATAGCTTTTATTGATAAGTATATTAATCTGTTTTATGAGTACGAAAACAGAGAATATGATATTAGAACAATATTTAATCAAATCAAGAAAGAAGGAAAATAATATGGAGCAGATTATTAACAGCTTATTAGAAACCGATATGTATAAATTCAGTATGGGACAGGCTATTTATCATCAGTTTAGTGATTATAAAACCACTTGGAGTTTTAAATGTCGTAATAAGGATGTTCATTTTACACCAGAAATGGTAGAAGAGATTCGTAGACAGATTAAATTATATTGTGGTTTGAGATTCACAGAAGATGAACTTACTTATATTGATAATATCAAATGGATGAAAGGTTCATATGTTGATTTTCTGAGATTGTGGCAGCCAAGATATGAGGATTTTGAGATTACAACAGATTCAGATTGTGGTCTTTCCATCGAAACATTTGGTACATGGCTTAATACATCTATGTATGAGATTCCTACACTTGCGATTGTAAACGAAGTATATTTCAGAATGGCATATAACTATGAGGAATTGCTTAATAGTTTCAAAAAGAGATTAGATGAAAAGTACGAAAATCTCAGAAGCGGTCATTGGTACGCTGGTACATTTTCTGAATTTGGTCTTAGAAGAAGACTTTCTGCTGAAGCACAGGAGTTAGCTGTTGAGAAGTTTTCACATTTGAATGATACATTACACAGTCCATCTAAGTTTGTTGGTACATCTAATGTATATCTCGCAAAGAAATACAATCTTACGCCTGTTGGAACTATGGCTCATGAATGGATTATGTGTTCTGGTCAGGGCAACCACAAGCACAATCCAGCATATTCAAACTGGTATGCCCTAGACGCATGGGTTAGAGAGTATGGTGTGTTAAATGGTATTGCACTCACAGACACAATTACAACTGATTGTTTCTTGAAAGATTTTCAGTTGACATATGCAACATTATTCAGTGGTGTAAGACATGATAGTGGCGATCCGATTGAATGGGGTGAAAAGATGATTAATCATTATGAGTCACTTGGTATCAATCCTAAAACAAAGACACTTCTGTTTAGTGACAGTCTTGATTTTGAAAGAGCTGATAAGTTATTCAGACACTTCCATGATAGAGTAAACGTTGCATTTGGAATTGGTACTTATTTGAGTAATGACACAGATGTTCCCGCTTTAAATATTGTAATGAAAACCACTAAATGTAATGGCATGGATGTTGCAAAAGTGTCTGATGTAGAAGGTAAAGGCATGTGTAAAAACCCTGATTATGTTGATTATCTAAAGAGATGTATTAATTGGAGAATGGATCATGAATAAAATTTTACTTATACCAGGAAGTTTTAATCCAATTACCAACGCCCATGTTGATATGGCATTGACTGCGAAAAAAGCGGTTAATGCTGATGTTATATTGTTTATTCCTGCACATGATACATATGTTGCGAAGAAAAAGACTTTGATACCTGGATATTGTCGAGTGTCGCTGATTAATTCAATGCCAAATTGTGAGGAAAATAATATGTGGGCATCCGAAGTTGAAACAACCAGCTTCTTTCCACAGAGGACATACAATACTATTACTCAGATAAGAGATATGAATGAAAAAGATTATATCTTTAATGAATATTATATATGTTTAGGAATGGATAATATTGAAACACTTACAACTTGGTATAATTGGAAACCGTTTGTTGAGGAATATAATTTTGTAGCATGTGTGAGAGAAGGTCAGAATCTTGAGACTGCTTTAAGAGAAGCAAATCTTATGGAATATAAAGATCACTTCACAGAAATTCAGATACCAGAAAATCATACTTCTTCAAGTTTGGTTAGAGATTTATGTGAAAAGGGTGAATTTGAAAAGGTTAAAGAATTAGTTCCTAGAAATGTATATGAGTATTTAATTCGGTTCTATGATGTGATGAATCGAATGTAGAAAGGAGAATATATAATAGAAGAAACACATTTAAAAATAGATAATCCTATGTTTGAAATATCTGAATCACAAGCAAAGGAAAGACTTGGACAGATAGTTATTAATAAACAGGGTGAAAGAATGAAAATAATTAAATATAAAAGTGCTACAGATATTGATATTCAGTTCTTAGATACGAACAACATTGTATATCATCAGGCATATAGCAATTTTATTAAGGGTACTACATTTGATACATTTTTACCTACTGTATTTAATCACGGTATAGTAGGAAATGAAATAATAAAACAGGATAATTCATTTACAAAAGAATATTTATACTGGGTTGGTATGCTAAAGCGTTGTTACAACAAAATAGATTTATCAAGATATCCAACCTACAAAAAATGCGAAGTAGATGATGAGTGGTTTTATTTGTCGAATTTTTCAAAATGGTTTAACCAAAATTATTATGAATGCGGAAATGAAAAAATGTGTTTAGATAAAGATATATTATATAAAAATAACACAATATATTCTAAGGACACATGTATATTTATTCCTGAACGTATTAACATTCTTTTTACAAAAAATAATGCAAAAAGAGGTAATTATCCAATAGGAGTATATTTCAATAAAAGACTCGGAAAGTTTATTGCTCAAGTTTCAAAGTTAAATGAAAATAAAAAGAATACGAAAAAACCAATACATGTAGGTGTATTTAATACACCAGAAGAAGCATTCCATGCATACAAAACAGAAAAAGAAAAATACATAAAAGAAGTTGCGAATTATTATAAAGAAAAATATGACAATTTCCCTATAGTCGCATATAACGCATTATGTGATTATGAAGTGGAAATAACAGATTAAATTATAAGGAGATATCAATATGCATAATTTTGACGTTAAGAAAGTAAAAAAT